GTCAAAGACCGTGCGGATCGCGTCCCTGACCTCGTTTGGCTGGTATTGCCGGCGCAGGCTGCCCTCGTAGGCTTGGAGCTTCGCGGCAGTGTCGGCTTCTGACATACCGGCGAACCGGCAATGCCATGTCGCCTGCATGAGCCACGCGTGGATGCCTGAGCGGGGTGGCTCAGGGAATGCCGTGCGGGGGGACTTGAGTTTGATTGATGGCTTCTTCGCCTTCGCAGCCTTGGGCAGCTCAGGCGTGCCAGCGACCGGCTCGAAGACAGCTGTGCGCTCTAGGTCGAGCCATGCGCCGGGATCGTGGGAAACGAACATGAGGCGGACTGGATCTTTGCACGCCTCGTCGATGGTCAGGTTGTGAGCGCGGAAATGGTTGCGAGCGGCGGCGAACGCGGCGACGTGCTCGTCACGGGTGGTGCAGACAGGGATGCGGGCGATGCCCTTCACGCCGTGACCGCTGGGTGAGACGAACGCAGCGACGATGCGCGGCTCAGCCTGGAGGATCTCGACGATCTCTTCCGGCGTCCATCCTACGTTGTCGGCGGCGTCGAAGTCGAGTTGGAGCAGCCCGCTGTGGCTGAACCGTCCCTCCTCGATGGCCTTGGCACGCTTGCCGTCGGCTGTGCCGCTGATACTGACCGCTTGGAGGTCTTTCTTGGCGACCGCGTAGCCGTCATCGTCACCGGCGGCGAGCGTGGAGCGCAGCCGGGCGATCTTGTTGGCGAACTCGTCGCTGCGGATCGCGTCGATGAGGTCGGATAGGGTAGTTGTCGCCGTGGCGGTCGATGCCGTAGCGGATGAGTAGAAGTCTATTTCGGGGTGTTGCATGGTCTTAGTTTTCATATTCTGGAGAGGGTCAGTTATCGTAGCCAATCGCGTCTTTCAAGCGTTTGAGCGTGCAAATATCGCCATCGGCGAGATGCAGGTTCTCGTCAATCGTTGTGCGGATGGCAAGCTCTAGTGACTCGATCATGCAGGCGGCATCCCGCAGGCACATCGCTGGGATGTGGTCTGGGGCTTGGATGTCTGCCGCGAGGATGCGGAGGGCTTTAGGCATGTAGTTCAGTTCTTTTGCGGTCATATTGTTATTTTGGAGAGGGTCATGCGCTGGAGAGCGCGAACGGCATGTAGCATACCGGTCTGGGTGTCGGATTTGTCGCGGAGAGCCTCGGCTACTGCATCGTCGATAGTGCCGGGGCAGATGATGCGGTAGATGATCGTCTCGGCGGTCTGGCCGGTGCGGATCAGGCGGGCGTTGGTCTGGACATAGGTTTCGTGGCTATACGTCAGCGAGCACCAGATAGCGATTCGGCAGGATTTCTGCAAGCCGTCGATGCCGTGCGAGAGTGACCGCGGATCCGCGACCCAGATTGGGATGCGACCGTCCTGCCACTCGCCTAAAAGCATCTCGTCGAACATGCGTGCCTCAGGTATCGCGGCGATGATGCGTGCGGATTCGTGTTTAAAAGCGGTCAGGATCAAGACCGGCTCGCCTCGGTGCTTGTCGAGCAAGGTGCGCAGCGCGTCGAGCTTGGCATCGTGGACAGGCAGGACGTTGCGATCCTCATCATAGACCGCGCCGGAAGTTAGCTGGAGCAGCTTGTTGACCAGCACGCCAGCGGAGGGGGCTGTGATCTCGCCATCAGCGATCTCTGCAAGCATCTCCTTCTCTAGCGTCTTGTATTGGCGGCGGGCGGCGGGCGGCATGGTCGCCGGTATGTCTATAATAGATGAGGCAGGCAGGTCGGACGCATCGCCGACCATGACCAGAGCGAGGTCGGCTAGGCGGCGGTCGATCTGTTCTTTGTGGCCGGTCACGAGCTTGAAGGTGTAGCCCATGTAGTCGGCAGGGTAAAAATGCTCGTCCTTGTAGCTGGCGAACGTCTTGCCCAGCCGCTTGCCATCGTCGAGCATCCGCACCTGCATCCACAAATCGAGGTAGTTGTTAGGGATCGGCGTGCCGGTCAGCCCCCACCTGCGCGTGATGGCGCCGAGGTGCTTGTGGAGGGCTTTAAAGCGTTTGCTCTGCGGGTTTTTGGCAAGGGACAGCTCATCAATGACCAGCGTATCGACGGGACACACGAACGTTTTGCGCTTTGGAAACATCAGCGGCAGGCGGTTCGGCAGCAACTCGGAGTTGATCAGGTAGATGTCGGCGCTGCCGTCGAGCCACGCTTGCAGCCCCTCGGCGGTGCGCAGGTTGACCACGCGCATCCAGCTTGTATGCGCCCACCGAGCCACCTGCGCAGGCCATGTGATCGAGCAGACGCGCAGCGGGGCGACGATTAGTGCGCCGCGTAGCTGCCCGCAGGTGGCGAGCACGTCGAGCGCAGTCAATGTGACCACGGTCTTGCCCTTGCCGGGCGACACGAACAGAGCAGCCCGGTCGTTGGCGAGTAGATGCTCGACCATCGGGATCTGATAGTTGAACGGCTCGAAGGTTTCGGTCATGGCTTTAGTGTTTTCCATGCGAGTTGAGCCACAGCCGGAACTTGTCCATTTCCAATGGCTTTAAGTCTGTCCACCCTAGCGGCCACCCCATTAGCCACTCGACCCACGTCGGGTTCAGTTGCCCACCACTCACCGGCGATTCCTCCAGAGCTTCCCTCCGCGCCATTGCTCCCAGCCCGTTGGATTGTTGCGAGTTCCCAGCTAGTCGGTAACTGTCCTCGTTCGCTCCGGGAGTCGGATATAGTTTCACCATAGTTGCTAGTTTCCTCCCCGTCTTTCCTTCCGGTTCCGGCCCGTCTGTTGATGCTGTCGGCGTTGGCCACATTGCCACGGCATCGGCAAGGGCTGTGGTGATCGGGCGCCCGGTGGTCTTGCTGTGCGGCTTGCTCAGTCCGTCCCATTCCGTTCCGTCCGCATTCACAATCTCCCCGCTCCGCGTGATCTTGTGCGCTTGAGGCGTTGGCCATAGCCTCCCGGTATTCCGGTCGATCATCCCCTCTGCAAGTGCTACCTGAGTTGTCAGGTGCGTGGATTTCTCCACGCCGCGTCCCGTGGTTTTTACTGTCATTCCCGGTTCGTTGGCTTTCGGAGTCGGCCACATCGCAACTGTCCTGGCTAATCCTATACTCCCCGATACTCCCTGATTGCTGATCTTTCGCAGCTTGCCTGACTTCAGCGTTATTAGCTTCGTGTTGTCGTTCAGGATAGCTCCCATCGTCGCATCTGCACAAGTTGGAGTCGGTAGCAACGATCCAGATTCTGTCTCGTCTGTGTGGAGCGGAGACGTGATGTGCTCCCACAATACCCCACTTTGCATCATACCCCATTTCGGCAAGGTCAGAGAGGACGGTGCTAAGTCCTCTTCCCACAAGCATCGGTGAGTTTTCCACGAATGCGTATTGCGGTCGAACTTCGCCGATGATTCGCGCCATGTGTTTCCACATGGATGATCGCTCTCCTTCGATTCCTGCGCCTTTACCGGCTGCACTAATGTCTTGGCAAGGGAAGCCGCCAGATACCACGTCAACAAGTCCTCGCCAAGGTTTCCCGTCAAAGGTTTGAACGTCATCCCAAATCGGGAAAGGCGGGAGAATGCCGTCATTCTGTCTGGCGACAAGAACGCTTGCTGGGTATGGCTCCCATTCAACTGCGCAAATTGTTCTCCATCCAAGGAGTTTACCACCAAGTATTCCTCCACCAGCACCTGCGAATAAAGCCAGCTCATTTAATTGTTTTTTCATGTTGTGTGATAAGGTCAATCAGCCGCTTGCCCGCTTCGATCTCGTCGCAGGATGTGGCGTGGAACGTGTGGTCGGTGAGCCGGTCGAGCCATCGAGCTTGCAGCGCGGTTGGCCGCTTGCCTGGCGCCTTAAACTCGATAAACAGGACGCGGCCTTGGTAGAGGAACATTCGGTCAGGTTGGCCTTTCTGGTTCTGCCCAGATAGTTTTAGAGTCAGGCAGCCCTTGGCTTTTGCGTATGCACAGACTGCCGACTCGATAGTGGATTCTCTCATGATTTCGGGGTTAGGGATTGAAGGGATTCTTTAGCTTAGGCAGAAGAATGAATGCCGCGATGTGCCGTCCAGTTCCTTTGCCACGGGAGCCGTCCTCAATCGCCAACCATCGAACATCACCGAGGTTTCGGATGTTCATGCCGCCTGTGCTTTTCAGCATCATCAGCACCCATTTATCCACGGGATAGACCACCACCGACAGCTTGCCCTTGGCTTGCTCCTCGATGGCTTTCCGCATCCATGCAGTCGGCCCTTTCTTGCGCGGTTTGCGATCAGTCGGCCCTTGGTGCATGATGGATCCGAATGGCGGATTGACCCAGTTCCGCTCTCCCCATTCGCAGGTCAGCCCATCAAAGTTTTCAGGTTTCGGGCAGGGGCACGGATCGAAGTCGAATGGCCCATAGTCGGCCACAAGCTGCGCGATTGCGGGTTCCTCCCACGGGGTTAGCCAATAGTGCTTTCCATCCTGCTCGTTCCCTTTGTGAAACTTGTTTTGGTCGGGTGGAAGCTGCGACTGATGCCCGTGGTTTGGTTCAGTGCTCATCGGCTGGAAACGATTGGTTTTTTGAATGCGCGGATGCCGAAGGTTGCGGCAAGTGACTCGACGTTGTAGCCGTGCTCCTCCATGTCCTTGAGTTCGGCAAGGATCTCGGCTCGGCGTGGTTCGACTTTGACCAGCATTGGCTCTCTTTCAGCGAGCATGTGCAAGTCCACCACCTCGAAGTCCCACGCGAACCGCACGCCATCGGCGACCTTAGTGGTGGCGACCTCGGCGGATGCTTCCATCTTCTCGGCTGCGGCTTTCTTGGCGGCGAGGACAGCAGCGATGCCACCCTCCTCGGCGGCTTCACGGGCGGCACGGGCAGCCTCAAACGCGGCACGCTCGGCAGCCTCCTTCTCGGCCTTGATCCGTAGCACCTCCTCGGCGTGGTTGCCGATAAGTCGTTTGATGCGGCCCTCCTCGGCATTGATCTCGATCAGGAACACGGCGGCGGCGGCATCGATCATCTTGCCGATGCGGTTGACCGGCTCTTTGACGAGTTTCCGGCTCTTCTCGACCTCGATGCGCATGGCAGCGAGCTGGCGGGTGTGAAACTGTGCAACGGCAGATTCGTCATTGTCGCCGACTGCGGTGATGACAGCCGAGTTCGATAGCATCTCAGCTTTGCGTTGAATCGCCTCATCGGAGATCGTTAGTTGGTAACCATCCCCAGCAAGGATAAGCGGCATTAGTTCGGTATTCATGGTTGGTTGATTTCGTCGATTGTTTCTTGTTGGAATCCGAATCCAAGCAGGGCAGGGACAATAAGCTCCTCCCATACCTGATGGATAATTAGGTGGTCATTGTCCACCGTAATCTCGACGGCGTGGCTGTATTTCGGTTCTGAATCCGTTGTTTCTAGTCGTATTTTCATTTTGTTTATTTGGAGAATGGTCTAGGTGCGTTTTGCGTGATGTGGCCGGTGCAGATGCAGCAGCCGATGTAGAGCAGGCGGCAGTAATATTTGTGGCAGGTCGGGCAGTGGTTGGGTGGGGTGACTCTCTCGCGGGCTTTGGCGGCCTTCTCGATGAGCGCCTGCCGGATGCTCAGAACGGCTGGTTGGCCGTCACCTTGCCGGGGTAGTCCCAAAGCGTCCATGGGAGGCGAT